GATAGGAATTACAGCAATCCATGAGTTACACAAGGCCCGCAGACATTCCAGAGGATGTTTGGCAGCATTTGCCAGACGAGTTGCAATTTGCATTTAGCCGCAATATCAACCGGTCATTTATCACACCGATGGCCGAAAAGACGCATGAAGAATTGCGCAAAGCGGCGGTCATTAATTTGCGGATCAACTCAGCAGGAAATCAACTGCGGGCAATGGCCATTGATAGCGTAAAAGATGGTGATTTTTCCGGGGTGGCTGATATGGTTGAGAGCCGACACAATATGCTCAAAAAAGGCGAGCAGATACAAAAAGAGATAAACGATTTGCAGGAGCGGCTTAACGAGCTAAAGCAAATGATAATTGCACGCATAGAATTTTACGAGGGTCAAGCTAATGGTAACATTTGACGGAGCAAACAAACGAATCATTTTGCCAAGCACCGGCAGCTATAATGCTGAAATTGATTTTTACAGCGACTGGAAAGAGTGGGCAACGACTGGTAACAATTTGCAGTATTTGCCAGCATTTGAAACAATTGGCGGCGACGACATAGGGAGCGGCCAAGAAGTCAGTCCGTATTTTTTCCTGCGCACTGATTTGGGATGGCGCATACAGCCGCCAGACCAGGACGGCGAAGTTCTAATTATTGGCAACATTTTTCCGCGTTCGGCTGGAGTATCTGTAATGCTGCCAGCTACTAATCCTTACAGCGTATCAACGCGCATTAGCGTATCAGCTCAATCGCTCACATCACGCGAGGCAGTGTTTACCGATGCAGCGCTCAATCAAATAATTCAGGCGGCAATCGCTGCAAATCAAACGTGATTTACATTTTCACAAAACGATGGTAAAACCTACGACTATGGCTAAAGCAAAACTAATAAAAAGACCTGTAAGAAAGAAAACGCTTCTTGCTAAGAAAAAAGCAGTTAAAGTGAAGCTAAAGAAAAAGAAGTACCGGATGTAAGCACGGCATGGAAAAAGAGCTTATAGTCCCTGGCGCTATAGGCGCTACATATTTGTGCCTAGCTATCGGTGGGTTTTTTATCAAAAACACCATTGATGATACTCGACAGCTTAACCAGGACATGCCAACAATGCAGAAAGAGCTTGAAAATATTTCTAGAAGGCTAGATGATACTAAAGCGGATATAGCTTCAAGGATAAACAACGAGCAGCAAAGCATTGCTGAAGTCTTAAGAGCAATCCAAAAAACTGACGAAAAACAAGCTGAAATTTTGAGAGAGCACGGGACAAAAATAGCAGTGCTAAAACAAGCATTTACTACTAGTCATGCGGCTCAGCTAGAAATGGCTAAAGATCTAAAAGAGTTAGTAGGCCTTCAGCATGAAATAAAATCCATATTTAGCATGCTTGAAATAATACCTGAATAACAACAACAACAACAACAACCGCATAACAAAAATGAAAGAAATGATCTCGCTACTTATTAATAACGCAGCAGAAATTGTTGCGATTTTGACTTCGCTAGTCACATTAGCCAGTCTAGTTACGGCTATGACCCCCACGCCAAAAGATGATGCGATTGTAGGCAAAATCTATAAAGTCGTTGAGTGGCTTGCGCTGAACGTTGGAAAAGCGAAAGACAAGCCAAAGAAGTAACCTGCTAGCCGCAAAATTTTATGCCCGACTCTAGTTTAACGCAGTCCGCAAAAGAAGCTTATGCTAGAGCTAGAGCAGCAGACGTGTTTCTTCAGACTATTGAAATTGCACACCCTTCGCAAAATTTAGATTCTGCTTTAGGCCCGTACTATTTGGTGCGAGCGACACAGCCTTACGAGCTTACTTTAGAAAATTCTCAGACTGTAACTTTTGAGCCGTCAGGTTTTCGGCTTCAGCCGCCATCCCAGGATGACCAAGGTGTTACGGCACTGACTGTGGAGTTTGATAATGTAGACTTACGCATCGGGAAGTTTTTTGAAGCTTGTAGAAACTACGACGAAGTCGCAACTGTGAAGTACCGAACTTTTTTAGCTTCTGACACCTCTCAACCTCTTACATCTAGCCCGCTAAGCCTAACTCTTTCTCAGGCAAAGATTGATCTTTTTAAGGTAACCGGGAGAGCTTCTTTTGTCGACATCGTCAACCTGAAATTTTTGACGCAGAAATACACGAGAGATAGGTTTAATGCGTTAGGAAATTCATAGTGCTATGTCGTACTTATGCTATTTAGGTAAACCTTGGAAGTCAGGAGCAAGAGGCCCAGATGCTTATGACTGTTGGGGCTTAGTGATGGATTTCTACAAACGTCACCTTGGCATACAATTAAAAGATTTACCGACACAGAGCATAAACACTAAGCAAGCGTACAAAGCCGCCACATCTCCAGAAAACACAGCAGACTGGATTAAACAAAGTCTTCCGTCTAACAAATGCCTTGCGCTAATGGGCCAAGGAAAATTTCTTAACCACGTAGGCATTTATCTAGACGAAGGAGCTATCTTGCATTCTTCTAGAGGCGCAAAATTAGTCATAGCTGAGAGCATGAGGTCAATTCGTCAAGAATACGACAACATCATTTTCTATACGCACAAACATGGTTGAATTAATCCAAATAAAGAACCCAATTGAGCCTCTTAAAGATTTTAAGTCTTGGGAATTTGAAGACGGTTTGTCGTTTTGGGAGCTTCTGGCGCAAGCAGGAATAAAAGAATTTCCTGTAAAGCTTGAAGTATCAGTCGACGGAAAAGTTGTAGAAGAAAAAGATTGGGATAAACCAATTGGCGGCTGCACTGTGTATTTTTGCAACAAAGTTGAAGGCAGCGTAATTGCTGCTGTGATTTCAATCGTTATAGCTGTGGTTGCTGTGTCAATCACTTTATCACAAAGCGTCCCGAACCCAGTCATACCGGTTGTTGCAGAACCTGACCCAGTTTTTTCGTTACGCGGGCAAACAAACCAGATCAAACTTAACGAGCCGATTGAATCATGCTATGGCTATTTTCGCCATTGGCCTAGTTACGCCTCAAAGCCGTACGACCAGTATATAAGCAACGAGTCCTTTCAATACTCTCTTTATTGCCTTACTCACGGCCACATAACTACCCCAATAGGTTTTATTGAAGACACCCCTTTGACAAATTTTCAGGGAGTTGAGACTCAGTTAGTTGAACCTAACGGAGAAGTCACTTTGTTTCGGGACAACGTGCAAACGTCTTCGGAAGTAAGCAATCTTGAGTTATACGGCCCTAACCAAGCCGCATACACCGGATTTTTTACTGCTGTCGCAAATGACGCAGGGACTCAAGCAAATCTAATTTCTATCGACGTAGTATTTCCTTCAGGCTTGTTTGGGCAAAACAGTAGTGGCAACCTAGTTAATCAATCTGTCACGGTTGACTTTGACTATAGAGAAATTGACAACACCGGATTGCCAATCTCATCTTGGAATAGCCTGATATACGAAACGGTAACAGCGGCAACGGTCACACCAATCAGAAAAACTTTTAGCTCAACAGTGCCTCTTGGTCGATATGAAGTCAGAGGTAGACGCATTGACAATTCGTTGGCAAGTACGTCGATTCAAGATAAAGTAGTGTGGGAAAGCTTGATTGCTTTTTTGCCAAACATCGGTGAATTTGGCGAATTAACAATGTTTGCTACTAAAATTCGAGCAACTGCGAATTTGAATGACCAGTCTTCCAAAAAATTTAATTTCACAGCCACACGGAAGCTGCCAATTTATGACCTAAACACTCAGACATGGAGCAGCGAAACTGCTACTAGAAATCCAATATGGGCATTCTGCGATGTGGTAAGAGCTCAATATGGAGCAAACCTGTCTGATGACATTCTAGACTTGGAAAGCTTAGTAGTTTTGGCGAACGAACTTGACTCGGAAGGCATAACGTTCGACAACATTTTTGACACTAAAATAACCGTATGGGAAGCTTTGAAAACTATATCCCGGTCGTTTAGAGGCGTACCGCTGTTAGACGGGTCATCAAAAATTTACATCCACCGAGAAAAGCCAAAGCCTTTAGTCAATCATATCGTAACACCGGACAGAATTGTTGAAGGTAGTTTTGAAATGAATATCGACCTGAAAAAGGTTGAAGAATATGACAGTATTTTAGTTGAGTATTTAGACACCACAACGTGGAAAGTTGAAACTGTACTATGCTCTTTTCCAAACGTTCCAGTTGTTAACTCAGAGACAGTGACTTTGGTCGGCGTTACTAATAGAGACCAAGCATACCGCGAAGGGATGTACATGCTTGCCAGCAAAAAGAAAAGGAGGGAAGAAATCACTTTCAAGACAGGTCTAGAAGGCTTCCACATGTCTTACGGCGACAGAATCCGAGTTGACTTTCCGACTTTCGGCATAGAAGGAACAGATAGTGGGCTAGTCGAGTCTATAAGTTTTGACGGGTCGACTATAGAGCTTTCTAAAAAAGTTGTTTTAGAAGCCGGTAAGGACTACAGAATTTTCATAGCTTCAAACGATGGCTATTTAAATACGGTTTACACAGTGTCGACAACTAACGCTACCACATCGACAATCGAACTTGCCTCTGCGGTAGACCAAAATGTCACAATCTATTCTGGTTCTTCGCTACCCATTTTTATGATCGGTGAAGCCGCCGCGTTCGGGAAAGATTACGATATAACTGGTCTGAGGAAATTGCCAGACGAAGATATTGTAGAAGTAACGGCGCTGGTCTACGATGATTCTGTATTCGATTATGACAGCGCGTCAGCTCCTCCCATAGGAGACACTGGATCTTTCTACCCAACTCCACCGTTGCCTATTATTTCAGGAATTGAGATTTTCAACATTGCAGGGTCAACTTACAGAATTTCTTGGAACTCTACTGCTGGTGCGACTCAGTTTATTGTTCAGACGGCAGATATTGCGAACGCGCAAGAAGACCAATGGGTGACGGTAGCCATCACCGAATCAACTTTTATCGAGCTCGAAGTTCTGAGTGACAACCTGTATGTCCGGGTCGCAGGGTCTAACACGGGGCAAGGAGCTTGGGAGTACGCTCAAGAATTGATCAGCGGTGGCGTTCGAGTCACTGCAGCAAACGCGAATGAGACTCAATTTAATCGAGTAACGGTCTCAGGAGACAGAAGAATAACACTAGCAGACTAATAAAATGGCAGATAATACAATTGGGGATTTACCTTCAGAAACTTCGGTCGATAGATCGACGGCTCTTATAGAAGTAGAAACAAACACACCAGCTTCTCGAAAAATGACAATAAGAGATGCTTCCGGCGTCGGATGGGTTTACTTAAAAGACTCTAACTACACGTCGTCTTCTACGCTGTCTATAAATAACACAATCGCACAATTAACTAATGACGAACTCGGCTCTGGGACAGTTACAACGTACGCGCCGAAAAATGCAGCAGGCTCCTCGTACTCGTTATGGTCTTCGAATCGAATAAATGCTGCAGCTGTTGGAGACGTTTACACTTTACGTGCAGACTTTAAAGCTACAACTACAACGCCAAGCGCTTACTTTGATTTACGAATTGACGACGGAACCGCGACGCCAAATTATATTATCGAGCATCTTTTTCCGATGACTAAAGGTACTGGTACAGTGCATGAATTTAGCGTCAGCTTCCCAATTTTTGCTGATGCAACTTTTGTAGCTAATGGGGCAAAAATTATGATTGATTCGTCAATCTCTAACGCCAATCTTAGCGTCTACGACATAGCGTTTTTTATAAAAAGAGACTATGCTGCGGGTCTTTAATTTCTCCCCAGTCTCTATAAGAATCGACTTTCGACGCTACACTGTCTACAAAATCTCGCTTTAGCCTTAGATTTCCGGCGACGTTCCAAAAGTAGTCTCCGTCGTCAGCGTACTGGCTACAAATGTCCCAAGCTTTTAGGTCGTAATTGTCACAAGAATCGAACGGAGAAAAAACCTTAGACGCGACAGACTGTGGGAAAGCTTTATGGTATGAGAAAAGAGTTGATGTGCCTTTTTCGCCTTCTTTAATGTTTCTGGCGACAGCTACACCATGAAGTTGGCAGCCTGGGAAGCCGATCTGAAGCCCTCTATTAAGCACTCCAGTAGAGGTTGCACACCAGATAGCGCCAGGATTGTGTCCAGCGGATCGCAAGCTTTCGCATGTGTTAACTACCGCGGCCGTTACTTGAGGATGTCTGAGGCCTAACGGCACAAAAAAGGCGTTGTTCTGGTCAGCCCACTCTTTCGCAATCTTATTAAGATTCGGCATTGCGGCTATCCTATAAAAATGAGGCTCGCAACCGTTGGCTATGCACCAGGCTTGGTGTTCGCTGACTTTTTTAGATGAGGGCATAAATAGCACAAGTTTTTTCTTGTACCGCTTGCAAAGCCACGTTAGCGATATGCCAGCAAATCCGAACCTTGGTTGAACATAGACAATAGTCTTGTGCGGGCAATTTTTTATCAGCATTTCACCGAATCTGCACTTGGATCCCACAGCTATTTCGCTTTCGTCTATTACGTTTATTTTTCTGCCATCCTCAAGCTTAAAAGTTTTTACGTCTGGAACGTCGAAACTAGACTGAAAACCTTGGCACATAGCAAGGTAGTCTTCTCTGCAGAAGTTGTCTAAGTCTTGATTTCTTAAGCTTTTTGTGTGGTTGTTATGAGCCATGGTTTACAATTGACCCAAGGATGTCTGAAAATTGTCTGCCTTTAGGGTGGTCTTCTATTAAAGAGTTATTTAGAAGTGTTTCTTTGTGTTCTTCGTAACCTTTTTTCGGTAGGTAGTTTTCGACGTAGCGTATGTAGTCGCAGACAACGTCTTCCATATCGTAGGGAGTGTTCACTGAACCGGTTGCTTTGATTAGACGTCTAATAGCAATGTTCTGTGATTTGTGGCCTGCAAAACTCCGGCCGAAAATCAGCTCTAGCGCCTCCACAGCATTTTTTCCTAAGTATACGTCTGAGTCTGGGTTTACTTTTTCCGGAAAATACTCAGCGACATCCATAGCAAATGCGGTTAAAACAAAAACGAACCTCTTTAAGCCGTTTTCTTTATGCCAATCTAGGCAGAAATTGACGGCGTCTTGGATGTCAGATCGACCTGACAAGTCTAAAAAATCTGCAAATTCTGAGACAAGCCGCTTGAGGTATTTAGCAAAATAGACGTGGCTGCCTTTTTTGTATGGAGACTCCGGCTTTGGGAAAGGTGGGATCTGATTTCCAATAGAAGTAAAAATCGGCTTTTTGTTTTCAATAAGAAAGTCAACCCATTCTGATGAATCTGGGCATGCCTCCAACATTTCAAAAATGCAAGAATTCCTATAGCCGTGGTCGTGCTCAAAACTCGCACCAGACCCAGTTAGTCTATGGACTAAAAATACTGTCAAAATCTCCTTAAAAGTTTTCCCTTTCAGCAAATAAGTTTTGTCTTTACGCATTACGTCTTCAAGAACGTTGCTGAACCCAGCGCATCTCCTATGGACGCAGTCATAGATTGGGACCGTATCCATGAGAGGATCACCGACAGGGTGTTTGCCTTCCTCTAAAAGCTTCGCTTTGGAAAAGTATTGCAGAAAGTCGTCGTAGTATTTAGTAGTTTCCATTGGTTATATAATTTGTAAACATGGCAGAATAAGAGTGAGGCGCTAAATGGACACTCTGTTTAGCTTCCATCTGGTTTTGAAGTAGAAAGCCTTCATCGTCTAGTTTTAGGTGGTTCCATTTTTCTAAGTGGACTTCACCGGACTTTATCAGTTTCTTAAAAATAGATTCGCACTTATTTACCCAATACCGACGGAACATTTTACGATTTTCAGCCGAGCCTAAAAAATTACGTCCTTTATATTGGCCAGACTTTGGTATTTTGCGATCTTCTGTCTCAATAGGTAGTGGCATGACAAGTTTTACAGATTTACAGTGCCCTAAAACAAGCAAAGCTTCAGTTTGCCAAAACAGATGCTTGAGCAAAGTATCAATTCCACTTATACCGTCATAGATGTGGAAGCGTAAGTCTATGTTTCCAAAATACAACACAAGTTTCTCATAAGGGTTTTCGCGTAAAGGGACAAGGTTTTCAAGGCCAATTTTCAAAGCGCCGTACAACGTTTTGCCATCTATCCTACGTATGTTTGCGCCGGGCTCGTACACTGATATGCTGTGCGAGTCTCCTAGCACGAAAGTTTTAGCCGCCGGAATAAAATTCCACGTTGTTTCAGAGTCGATTTTTCCGTCTAATGCGAAAGGTTCCAAGTTTCTTTTAAGAGCTAAGTCTTTGTAGTCCGGACATTGGTCGATCGTGTCGACAAAAAGACACGAATCTTTTGCCCATCTAAAAGTTCTAACTCTTGCCTTTAACGCTTCAGAAACTCCTCCAAATAAGTTCCATGTGCCAGCTCTGAAGTTTACCCCTTCAGTCAAGACGACTCGATCAAAATCAGACCAATGCTCCCCGCCTTTCGCTATTTCTACAGTTTTACGGTACCTTTGCTCAGCCATGCTTTTGACCACATAAGTCCAGCCTGCGTTGTGTGAAGTTAGCCGCGTAGGAGGATTCTGCAACACTCCCGCCAATAAAATTTTTCCGTTCGTCATAGTTAAAATGCTGTTGCCATATAGTCAAACATCTGCTCCCAATTAGTGTTTCCAGAAAGCCTTATTTCTAGCCCTTTCAAAAAAGTGCGTATGTTTAAGTCGCCAATTTGGCCGGCTTTAGATTCTAGAAAGTCGAGCACTTCTTTTTTGACTTCCGTGTCTATCTCCGGACGAATTTCTGGTGAAATAAACTTGATGCGGTCGATTTTTTCTTGAGGAGACATGCTCACGTCTACATACAAAGCTCTGCTTAACACAGCTTGGTCTAATTTAGACAGCGGTAAGTTAGAAATAAAAATGATTTTGCCTTTAAATTCGAAAGTCTCAGGAATTCCGTCGTCTCCTCTTGAAGTCATCCACGAAAGCTTCCGTGCGTCGTAGCTATCTAAAGCACCTTTAAGTAAAGAGACTGCCGTCTGGTCCTGCCATACGCTATCTGTGTCATCAAAAATTACGATCTTGTCTTGGTTCGTAAATAGCAGTCTGTATAGCGACTTGGGCGTTGTGAAGCCTTTGACCATCTTGTAGTCAATATCTTCTTGAAAGCCTGCTTTGTGTAAACGTTCAAGAACCGTGTACGTCTTTCCGAGTCCGCCGCTACCTGAAATAATCGCTGACTTGCTTTCTCCTAAAGCAACCATGTCAACAATGTTTTCGATAAATTCGAATCTTTCGTTGATATGGTAAAGGCTCTGCTGTACCGGCTTAGCGCCAAAGCTAGAACTATTTATCGGCTTCCGGTAAATTTTCTTGCCGCCGAAAAGCACGATCGCGTACTTACCGCATGGTCTCCAATCTTGAAAAGTGGCGTCAACGATTTCGCCGTCCACTTTAACTTGCACTAAATCTCCTACTTCCATGTTTTTACTCCCCAAAGTTTCTAGCGAAAAACGAGCGAAGCGCATTAGGTGAAATGACGCTAAGATCGGCAACAGCTTGAGCGTTCTGCTTCGTTTTGTAGTTTCCGACTAGTCGTCCGTTGACAGATATTGACCAGCCCCCATTAGTATTTTTCTCAATTTTCATTAGTTATTATTTGCTGATAGCCTTGTATGTTCCCGTTTTACCGCCGCGCCTGCCGACAATGTCGCAACTAAAAAAGCTTATTGGCGCGGTCGAATTCCGTAGTTCTGAAATAGGCACATCAAAATGCTCATGAAAGTCTGAAATATAGTCAAGCCTTGATATGTAAGAGCATTGCACGCGAATATTGTTTGACCGGTCTGGCCCAAACAGTACCTTTATATAATCAGGTATTTTACCACCATCAAGCTTGATAAGCTCCTTTTGGTTGTCTTTGAATTCTAGCAATTGTCCAGGTTTGTAGTCTGTTTCCATAGTAGTTCTGAGTAGTTATTAGTTGGTGACAATTTTGACTATAGAAACTTTTTACTACTTGTAAACAACAAAAACTAAAAAAGTTTTATCGTATCTTTGTATGCTTTTAGAGACTCAGCTAGTGCGAGCTCACCGAGCTTCTTTTTCTTTAGCGAGTCTACTACAGCAAAGTCGACCGTCTTTTTACATAAAATTCTGTAAACTTTAGGGGGAAACTTCTGACCTTTACGCGCTACGCGCCTATTTCCTTGTCCGTAATACTCACCAGAATGCGTCGGAGTAGTCCAGACAACTGTACTACCACCATGCTGTAGGTTAAGACCGTGGGCAGCCGATTTCGGATGAGACACGAGGTATGGGATCTTGCCGCTGTTCCATTGTTTTTCTAAGTTTTTCTGTTGCTCTTCAGTTTTGGCTGAAGATATTGCGACCGAACCCGGTAACTCTTCAAGAAGTCTTTTTTGCTCTTCAATAAAATTACAAAAAACCAGTAGGGGAGATTTTTCTTTCTTTTTAATGGCTTTTACAGCGTCTATTTTAGAGTTATGCAAAAACTGCGTCGTGCGGTCATCATTTTCTGTTAGAGAATAAAGGCAACCGCTCGTAATCTGTAAGAGTTTGTCTTTTAGTACTGCCTTATTTGGGGCAAAAGCGTAGTCGCCAGAATCTTCATCTAACAAAGCGAAAAGGTCTTTTTCCAGTTTTTTATAAAGGCTTCTATGCTCAGATGGTAATTCGATTTCATAATCAATTTCCTGGATATCCGGTAAGTCTATGTAGTCTTCTGTTGAAAGCATAACGCAAAAGCTTTCGATTTTTTCCTTGATTGCTTTTTCAGCCCAGGGGAAAGGTTGCCAATCTCTTTTATGGTAATCTAAAGCCTCAAAGTACCGGCTACGAAAAGCACTGAAGGATTTGCCTAAGGCTTCGCCTTTATCTAGCATTCTAATCTGACCAAAAAGCTCTAAAAGAGAGTTAGGGTTAGGAGTACCGGTCAATCCCCAACGGTGTTTTAGTTTGAACACATACGGCCTCAAAAGCTTCGCGGTTTTAGAATTGGGATTTTTTAAGAAAGTCAGCTCGTCAAATATGACTGCATCAAAAGGCCAGTTTTTAACCTGTTTGCCTTTCAGGAAGTTCACGATTTTGTGGCAGCTTTCGTAGTTGATGCAGTAAATGTGCGCCGATTTTTCTTCCAGTGCTTGCCAACCTTCTTTAGTTCTTAGGTTAACAGCCCGCATCCATGAGAAGTTTTCAAAATTTAGATGCTCAAATGGCCAATTCATGTTGTTTACTCTGAGAGGAGAAAGAACTAACACGCCTCTAATTTCTAAGTCGAGTAGCTTTTCGGACACAACGCTTAAGCAAGTGGCTGTTTTTCCAAGGCCACACCCCATAAACAAGCCTTTACCTTGGTGACTTTTATCTCTCAGAAGACTTTCGCCAATTTCTTGGGCAGGGTCAGGTACATACTTCATCAATAAATTCTTTCACTTCCTCGAAGCTCTTAGTCAAAAGAGTTCTGATTTTTCTTTTGTTTAGCAGTGACATTCTGTATTGCTGCAGAGGTCTAGCTTTAAGATTCTTAAGCTTAGGAGACTTAAACTCAATAAACGCCACTGCTCCGTTAGGAGCAATTAAAATTCTGTCCGGTACGCCAGCATTTGACGGGGATTCAAATTTCCATAAAAGGCAATTTTTCGATTCGGCGTATTTTTTAGCTTTCTTCTCAAGCTCTGATTCAGTCATTTATGTTTCTAAGCCGATCACCTCGTAGATTTTCTTTCTTCTTAAAGAAAGCATGCGGCCGACGATTTTCTTCGTGACATTTTCTCTTTTTAAGCCTCCGCTCTCTAATACTAGCAGACATTCAAGATCTTTTTCAGAAGGACCGTTTGGCCCTTCAAGCATTAAAACTTCAGCGAGCTTTGCGTACGAGGTTAGATGAGGCCTTAACCTCTGGCTGTCCTTAAAAGAAATGACTCCTTTAGTGTTTGGTAAAAGATTTGCTAATTCAGGGTTAGCTGCCTTCTGGTATTTTCGTCTGTTCATTATTTTACATAGTACTTGGTTACTTTTCCCTCGGCTAATACCGGCAGCCCTTTAGCCCATTCAGGAAGCTCAGATAGCAAAGAGCAGAACTGCTCAATAGATTGGCCGAGTTCAGGGTAAGCTATAGCCAACCCTTGGTCGTGAATAAGTGTGCTGATGCAATAGCCTGACTGCTCTGAGTTGTAAGAACCGAAAGCCATTATGTCAGTTGCGACGGCTTGCGTGCAGTTTTCTACAAGCTTGCCACCAAAGGTTCCTATTCTACCCCAACCGCCTTTAGGTCTAGGGCCGTAAAATGTAATTTCATCCCCAAACTTTCCGGTGTTTTCAATTTTCGGCTTAGGGTAGACTAAAGCCCGCCCGCTAGGTAATTTACAGACGAGAAAAAGAATAGAAGAAACTCTGACAACAGTGTAAGTTAAATGTTTGCCTGCCCTAAACGTAATGCCCGGCTTTGCTATTGCTGACCTAGCCGCATGGTCACAAGCGTACCAAAGTGAGACGACTTTATTGTATTTTGACCTGTACGCTTGGACTGCTCTAGCACAAAGTTCTTCATCTAAACTTTGACCGTAGCCTTCGCAAGTGGCTCTAAACTTATCTTTCCCCATACCGAACCCGCAACCCAAAACGGCTTGCTTTCCTACAAAACGTTCGATCGTGCTTTCGTCTCTACGTTTAGCGTCAAGTTGCTCTTGCTCAGTAGTTCCTGGAAAAATCTTAAGGCACATTTTTATGTAAGAATCTTGGCCTTTTTCAAATTCTTCTAAAGCGTCTTTTTGACCAGCTAACCAACAAACGACACGAGCTTCAATGCCAGCGTAGTCAGCATCAAATAGAACGCGGTCATCTTTTGGCTGAATGAAATGTCTTATGGTTGACGCGATCGTCTCAAAGCAATCGCCGTACATCATTTCAATGTTTTCTCTAGGCTCTAAATTGCAAATCATTTCATAAGCATGAGCGTTGTCTTTAGCTTTAAGTATGGGCCTCTTAAAGTTTTGAGTTTGGATAAGGCTCCCAGACCAACGGCCGGTTCTGAATGCGCCGTAGTATTTTAGAGTACCTCTAACATAACCGTCAGGGCAAGTGCATTTAAGCATAGCCGTAACTTTCTTGACGGCGGCAAATCCTAGTTTTCTCCGTATATGTAAAGCTCTTATGAGTTTTTTATCTTTGCACCAGCTAGTGTCGCTAAGCGCTTTTCCGGTATGCTCAACGTCCATTGACTCGTAAGGGTAACCGTGCTCGACAAAAAAGTTTTTTAGAGCGACATTTTGAGAAGGTCTAAGCTTCGTTATTTCAACAAACTCTTTTTCAAGGTCAGAGTTTACACTATCTATTATTTTTTGGGCGTGCTGCAAAGCTTTAACATTTACCGGCACTCCTCTAAGGTTTGTCCGGTTTGTAAACTGGAAAGCTTTCAAGTCCATATTTTTTAGGCTAAAAGGCCGCAAGCACTTTTCGACTTCCATTTCAGTTTTTACGTCTTGGCGGCAGTACTCAATAAACTGCAGGAATTTTTCAGGGTGTTCTTTAGGCAGATTTCTAAAATAGGGGCCTTTTTTGGTAGGCTTAGAGAAAAAATTGATGAGCCTTTTCCCAGTACTGTCCTTTTGCTCGACAAGCTGAAGCTCTTTAGAGATTTTGTCAAGGCTAGCCGGCAAAGCCGCCTTCATCGCCATCGCCATCGTACATCTCCACTGGTGGATTCTAGGCTTTACGACGTTCACAGTTTTTTCTAGAAGGTATTCGCAAATGGCGATCTCAAACGTCGCGTTGTGCGCATAAACTTCGACGCTTTCATCTTCCCACATCTTCATGATCTGGATAGCTTCTGGGTCAGACTGGCCATACTGGTTAGGAACCCAGACGTGCGGCTCGCCATCATCCAAAGATACGGCAGCTATGAGAATTTCGGTTGACTTGTCTGCAGCGTATCTGTAAGCGCCCAGCTTTATGTCGCACTCGGAGTAAGTTTCAAAGTCTATGTGTATAGTTGTTGCCATTATTTTCCGTATTTTTCTTTGCCGATGTCAAAAACCGAAGGAGGTACTTTCCGGCCTCTTTTATTGCACCAAAAATGTTTTTCGCCTTGCTCAACTAAACGCTTAAGCTCAGTCATCGACTTATCGTATTTTTTAGGCTTTAAGCCTGATTTCTTTTTACGGCCCATATTATAAAAATTAAGCGGCAGGAGCATAGAAATTTATACTCCTGCCGCAGTTAACGTCTAGCCTAGAATATCTGCATCTTCGAATTCTTCAGCAGCTCCGAATTCTGCTTCAGCTTCAACCGGGGCTGCACCAAACGGTTCACCGTCGCGCTCAAATTGCACGGCGCGTAGTTGTGCGTTGACACGTTTGCCGTAATCGTTGTCTTGAACCCAGATTTGAAATGTAGCGTTGACGTAGCATCCTGCGTAAATGACGTCATCGTCTTCAGCTATAGGAGTCAGCTTTTTGTCTACAACTACCGGTCGCTTTTTTGACGAGGCGTTAATAAACATCATGCCGCTGTCATAGCCATCATAATCGTCCTCCTTCATTTCTCCGTCTTTCAGAAAAATCTTTTCTGCCGGGAGCTTAGGGGCTTTCTTAGGCCACTTTTCAGCAATCGCCTTTTTAATACCTTCCTTGATTTCTTTAATCTTTTCTGCGTGCTCTTCCTTGTCAAGGATGAATGCTGCAGAAAACTTCGCATTTTCGGTTTGCCCGTTAAAACCCTCGGCTTTGAAGAGTTTAGGGAATGATAGGCGTACGTTATTTAGTTGTATTTTCATAGTATTATGCTTTTATGCTTTTATGCTTTTATGATTTTGTGTTGTTAGTATAAACTTGACAGGATTGTCAAGTTTAAAGGCATTAGTTGTATTCGGCAAACTCTTCGCTCGCATCAATGCGATTAATGTCTTGCCTAACGTCTTCTTGTTTGGCAAGTTGAGGTTTACCTTTCGGCTTGTGGATTAGATCTTCAAACCCGTTTGGCTGCTTCTTTTTAGCTTTTTCAAAAAGCTTTTCAGCTTGACTTGGAGATATTAACTTAGGCGGCAAAACTTCATCTTTTTTGAAGCGTTGGCGCAAAAACTTTTCAGCTTTCTCAGGATCTGCCCAAGCGCGTCTTGAAGACCCTTCAACAATTTTGTACCCAGTTGTTTGGTCTCCTGCATTAACCACGTTAAATAGATGCTTGCCAACTGAGTCAAGGTATTTTGAAAGGTCTTTAGAAATTTCAAAAATTGCGACTAAGTTTTCTAAACTAAGTGAATCGAGAGAAGGCAATTCTATTTTTTCACCTGCTTCAATCTTATTAAACGCACCGACTGGTAGTGGGTTAAGTACCCAACCAGCGTGAGCTTTGCAGAAAGGCTTAGCTGCACAGAACCGGCAAGCTTTTTCGGAAGGAGAAAACTTGAGGTCTTTTCCGGCTAAGATTTTTGCTGCTGTATCGTAAATGTTTTTCGAGAAATCTCTTAGCTCTTTGCAAGTAAGTTTCCATTCCCTTACGGCTTCTTCACCACGGGCTCTCGGTTGAAAAATAGCTAAGACAATCTCTGCATCATCATCAAATACGATTACGTTTTCTCTAAGAAATTTTGTCAGCATAGACATTGCGTAAATAGTCATTTGAGTATTTTCAAACGCTCCAACTGAAATGCCAGCTCCATACTTAAAGTCGATGACAACAAGCCGGTTTGCGCCTAGTATCGTGCAGTCAGAGTAGCCATGTGTGACGTGAGCAATATCCTTATCGCGATACCTTTCGTCCGAAGAAAGATACCAAGGTTGCAGCTTAGCTTCAACATAAATCTTATCTCCGGGCTTACGCATTGAGTTTACGTAATCGCAATAATTTTTAACGTGCTCAGCCATCTCTCTGTCTTCAAAAGATTCTTGATCATATCCCATCAATAAAGATTCAGCGGCTAAATCATGCGCTAGCGTTCCTTCTTCGGCATAAACAGATGAATTGTCCTCGTCTACAATCTTGTCCTTGTTTTCAAGAATAAATTGAGGGCTTGCTGTGCAATTCAGCCATCTAGACGAAGCCGACGGTGAGATTTGTAGAATGTCTGCCATAATTAACCTAACTCCTCAATCATCATAGCGACTTGGGCGTAATCTTTTGTGTCGATCTCTGTAAGTGTCTCGGCCCCAAATTTAGCCAAGATGCTTCGAACTTCGTCAGATCTATTTGCTTTGATCAGCACTCTAGCGAGAGCTCTAATATCTGCTAGAGTTACGACCTTTTCTTCGACTTTCTGTTCGACCTTTTCTTCGACCTTTTCTTCGACCTTTTCTTCAACTTTCTGTTCGACCTTTTCTTCGACTTTCTGTTCGACCTTTTCTTCGACTTTCTGTTCGACCTTTTGCTTTGCCGTATTAGAAGATTGGGACATAACATCCAAAAGTTGGAGGTTTGTTGCAGTATTTTCTGCGATAGCTTCGCGCAGTTTTTTGATTTCTGATTCTAGTGACATAGTTGTGTTTAGTTATTTAGTTAGCAATTTGCATCAGTGTGATGCCGTAAAATGAGGCGAGATCAAATGCTTTAGTGTCTCTTTCATATTCTTCAATGTAGTAAATTTCTTTTACGCCGTGCGCAATCATTAGCTTCATACATTCTATGCATGGAGATAGCGTACAAGCCACATAATAAACTTCTCCTAGTTTACACCTAGCTAACATATTAGCTTCGGCATGGATAACGTATGGGAGCCGCCCAGTGCGGTCTAACCAAAACGCCTCGCTGACTTCTTTACCAGGCGCTAATCCATTGTAACCGGTTGAAACTATTCTGCCGTCTTTTGATAAGCCGACCGCGCCAACTTTTCTATGAGGATCTTCTGATCTCAAGGCGCAGACTTTAGCTATTTCTAAAGCGTATTCGATTTTGCTAATTCTTTGCATGTTGTTATTCGGCTCGGTGCTCATTTTTGTCTCTTAAATCCTTAAGATTATGCAGAAAGTCAGAAGGGAGCACATTCCGCCAAATAGGAGGGCTTAAAACCGGATGGATCGCGTCAGATGGGAAAGAATCAACCACTTTTTGAGCTTTTTCGGCGTCAGATTCGTACAAATGTTGACTTGCCGCGTTTAAGTATAAATTGCCTAAACGCAGCGAATGTTTTAAGCTTAAGCGAATGTAGTTTGCAATGCAGCTAAAGTTAAAAACGTCGTAGACCCAGCCTAGCCAGATGTCACTAGATCTCATGTTTGCGATGCAGTTTATTTTGCCATCTCTGACTAAAAACTGCAATGACACTGTGCAAGGTATGTCTTTGCTTGGTCTTGGGTTAGGCCTCCATATTGACATGACTGCTTGCCGACTAAGAAGATCAGAATTAAGACAGTCCACGCAGTATCTGATTTGCTGCACAACCATAGGGCCATAAGCTCCATCGAACCGGACGCCATCGTCAGAGAATTTTGCGATAGGCTTGCAGTAAGGTGCAATGTCTTGTGCCATGTTACTACCAGAAAGGATCCAATAAGCTTCGGCATACATGAAAGCGTAGTTCATTTTGCGAGCTTTGTTTTTCACTACGGGATCTGACATGTCAACTACTGAAGTGTGGTTGATTATTTCCCTAGTCTCAAAGCTTCTCGGGCTAGTTTTCTTCGCTTGCAGCAGCCGGTGTAGCGTAGAAAGCCAAACGTTGTCTACGTTTCGGGTGTTATTATTATTATTAGCGCTCATAGATGTAAGATTGAAGTAAAGGAATATAATTTTGGAAAGAATCTTCAGGAGTTTCGCTCTCATTAAAGTATTTCGTGACGATTTTGTTCGGGAAAAAATTAGCTAGGTTGTCCTGCAAGTCAAAAAGATCTAAATAATTTTGGTACACTTTCAGGTACAAGTCATCTTTGTAAGGATGGTCAGGATCTACATTATTTTTGTGCTGCTTTAAAGCTTTGTCACCGTTATAATGAAAGCAGAAAACAAAATGGGGGTTTAAGTCGGCACATTTTTCTGCAACTTCACTAACACCGCTTAGATCGACTCCTCTAAGTTCTGAACCATAACAAAATTCAGATGGCCAAAAGCGATCTAATACTACGCTTTTTCCGTTAGCTAAGTTCTCCGCCACATTATCTAAAGCGTTTAGCGAGTAATCACGCATGGTTTGCTTAGGCGATAGGTTTTTTGTAGAAGTCATGTGCCAATATGCGGCATCGTAATGCTTCGCTAAACGTTTAGCCAAAGTTGTTTTACCTAAAGCGTCGCAACCTTCAACAATGATGAATTTAGGGTTGCTGTGGTCGAAGCTGTTATGAGATAAAAGGTCTGAAAATTCAGGAGCTTCCCAGCCTTCAGGCTTAACCACATCTAACTTAGAACCTCTTTTTGAGTCGCTAGCTTTGTTAGCCCTCACTTTAGACATGTTAGCGGTCTGTACCCTATTCCAGGCTTCGTCAAACGGCAACCCTTGTATATGAGCTCGGCCTAAAGCGAAGTAAATAAGATCGATCAAGGCGTCAAGCTGACCCTCAAGGTCTCCGGCCGCGCAAGCGTCCACCCACTCGTCGAATTCTTCTCGTAAAGCTTTTAGCGCGAACGAGTGTTCTTCTTTAGATAAAAACCGGGCCCTATGGTGTTGCTGCAACCCGAATTTCTCGTGGAATTCTGATACGTCTTTAAGTAGTTTGTTCATTGGTTAATAATTTTGAAAGTGTGATTTGGCGAGTATTTAATTTGGTTGCCGGCTGAGCAAGTTACAATTTCCCGTTCAGTGTCATTTTTGCTAATTTGCAATGAAGCTTTGTTTATAAGCTGCACGACGTCGCCCGGCTTTAGGTCTTTTCCCTTAGCATATTTAATTGCGCTCACAGTTTAGTCCTCCGCCGTGTAAGCTTGAATGACAATCTCTCCGGCCGTTACACTTTGCCTAAAGCCGAAGCCGTTTAGCTTTGCGAGATTTTGGATTGCTTTGCAAGTAAAGTATCTTGTTGAGCACTTCAGTTTGTCGAAGTTGCCTTTTTCTTTGTGCCAAGTAGCTACTACTTTTTCTAGCGCGCTAAACTTAATCCCTCTAAAGCAAGCTTGCAGTATTGTGTAAGACAAAGTGCCTTCACGTGGCATCTTAGAAATTCGCTGAGGAGCAAAAACAAGACGCATTTTGCGACCTTTTTTGGCTGGCCTACCTGGCGCAGGAGTTTTTTCTTTTTTACGGTTGGCTGTATTTTCTGCCTGCTTTTTAATAGACGCTAAACGCCGTAACGCAGTCGCTTTATCGCGAAACTTTTTAACTTCAGGTTGACCTAAAGCTTTTGCGTGGTTGTTGTATTCTTCTGTCAGTTGAGTAGTAGTCATAGTTTTTATAGTTATTTGCTACGGTAAAAAATGTGGTTGCCGATTTGCACGGTTTTAGTCATAGAGCTGGCCCAGTACGGAGTTCGGTCATATCGCTCAAAATGGTCTGCGCCTAGCGTATAGTTTGTGCGAGGCTTCATTGCTATCAGCATAGCCCATTTATATTTAGGATGAGCTTTAGCTTTAGTTATTGCAGACTCTATGCATGGCCCATTCCAACACGAAAACTGTTTTGGCTGCAAACATACTGCTTTTCTAGAAAGCCCTCTAGATTCAGATCTTTCGTGGATGACTTCGTTCACGGCGTACATCGCTCTCGGGTCTGATTCTCCTCCAGCTTCTAAAATTAGTGTAGTCGCAACAAATTCAATCTGTGTAAAATAAAACGAGGAACCAGCCAGCATGAGAACGATAAGATGAGCGAAAAAAGAATAAAGGAAAAAAGTTTTCATGTGCGGTCCTCCTCCCAAGTGAAATCGCGTAATATTAAATTAGTGTCTCTAAAATCAACGGCTTCTCGCCTCGCTTCGTCTCGCTCTTTTTGAAGTTGTTCAATATGTTTTGATTTGTGTTTGTTGCTTACATAAAGCAGTTTGTTATATCGGCTAAGCCGCTCTAATTCAAAAATGGCATCCTCTATAGTAAATTCTAACTCTTTAGATTTTCCGGGTGGCAGTAGTCCACGATTATTTTTCAAAGCATACGACAAAGCATACCCCTTAAAAAACTGCTTATAGTCTTGCAGCGCTTTAATTATCTGTTCAGATTTCATAATAGTTCTTAGTAGTTATTAGTTGGTGACAACTCTGACTTTAGCAGGTTTTTTGGCAAAGTAAACACTAAAAACTAAAAAAGTATTAAAAAAAGTCAATTTCTTCTCGGCTAATCTTTTCTTGCATATATTCCTCAGCCAAGTTTGTAAGTGCTGCCGCGTCCTGAGAATACTTCTTGCCTATAAAAATCGTATATCTTTCTTTGTTCAGTCGCATCCGTTTATACTTAAACAGACCTTCCTCGTCTAATATAGCAGACAACCTTTGTGGCTTTATTTTTCCGTGGCCTTCTAATTCCACAGCTGCGTCCAACATTTTTAAGACGACAATTTTATGCGACACGAGAGGATTGTCTGCGTCTCTTAGGATTTCTCTGACGATCGCTACGTCATTTCCGGCGCTAGCCTCAACTAACGATTCTAGATACGTCGTTGAAGGAGCGTGGCCATTAGCGTCAAAGTCGTCGTCGATTTCCCAAGTCTCAAAAAAGTGCCTTAGACCGCCAGCTTTTAAGTTTAGCATCTTGAAAAATTCTTTGAAGTAGTTTTCTCCTAAAGCTTTGATCTGTTCCTTTGTCTGTATCCGGCTCTCAAGCACAAAATACCGCCGCTCGCTGTCAGTCAAGGCCAAACTGTCTTTGTGGTTCGTGAACATTAAATAGTTTGTCACGTTGACTATGTTCTTGACGCTTTCAAATTTCTCATTGAGGCTGATCACGTCATTCGAAATACAAGGCTTTAGTTTGTTCATAACCTCGTACCGGTTTTTACCGGCAACCCGGATTTCTTCTAAGGTTACGATCTGCGCGCCGCTAGCCCAATCGTTAAAGCTACTACCTAAAAGAACTGAAGCGTCCACAGATTTTACGTGGTTACGACCGAGGACTACCTGCATGGCTTGAGCAATTGCCGTTTTACCGCAACCTTGGCAACCTTGCATCAAAACGCCCCAGCGTATTTTATGGCCTGGGAATTGAACATGGTAAGCCAAAAAGTCCATGAGGATATTTACGTACTCAGGCTCTGCAATCAGATGGTTGAGGTGGCGCAGAAAGATTTCACCTGCTTCTTCTGAGTCTTCTGGCTTCGGCTCAGGATACGATCTAACGTAAGTGTTAATGTACTTGACTCCGTCACGTGAAAAGATCCTAGCTTCGTTCGGATTTCTAGGGTCGTAGGCGTAGGTGTAAACTTCTGGAATTTTTAGTAAATTCAGAAGGTAATCCCGGGCACGAACAACAGGCCGAGCGTTCTCTAATGTGTCACCATTTATACTAAGAACTTCCTTTTCCGGATCACTATCTGAACCAGTTAAGAAACGGCCGAACCTGTTGTCCGTGCTTTCAGGACTCATACGCTCTCCGGTTGATTGCCGGAAAAACTCATTTGCCTCTGCGACATAACATAACCCTTTTGTCCAACTTTGGACATCACTTTTTTGTTGCTTTTTTGAGTTAATCTGGTGCTTGGCATTCTTAAGCTCTTTTTTCATCGTAGTCATTGAAACACGACAGCCGAACTCTTTTTTGCACCGGTCGATAAGCATGTTAAGAAGCGACTCTTCTTCTGAAGCAGTCTGAAGCGGAGTAGCTGCAACCCGGACTGGCCCTTCTTTCATGAGCTGTCTTTCATCTTTAGCTTGAGTCATGATCCAAAGTTTGGTAGAGTCAAAGCATTTCTTAATGACCTCGTGGCTATCCCAGCCGGCTTCTTGAGCTTTGAAAAGTAAAGTCCGGATTGTGACAGGGTTGCGGCCTGCAGCGTGCGGCTTTATGCTTTTCCATTTCGCGTAAGTGTCTTCTGAGCCTTTGTATTTTTCACCTTGGCTAGACCACTCGTCAAACATTTCATAAGCTTGGTCTTCTTGCTCACCGAAAAACTGATGGCGTAGCGCAAATGCAGCTTCGAGCCATTGCTGGTAAATCATATCCGGGTCTAGTTTATACAAAGCGCTTTTTGCTACATCTAAACTAATCTCTTCGACAGGGGCTTTAAGAAACTCCAGGGGGTTGTTGAAATGGTTGACGACTACACGTTTCTCAGTTTGAACCTCAGCATGGTTCTGCTCTAAATCTGATTTTTTAAAAGCTCTGCCGTCTTTCCTAAAATGGATAAGAGGATGGTCGAAATCCGGATCGTCTCCGTGAAAAATAGACGGCAGATACATTGGCTGCACTGCAACCTTCGACTCACTATTTAGAGCCGGTAGCCCGATCTGCGCTGCGATCATTGAAATGGCTGTGCGGTAGTTGTCCACAGGAATTGAGTCGGCTTCTACTATGATCCGGATTCTCGGTTTTTCTTCTGTAGAACTCGCCGTTTCATATACCGCAAAATTGTAAGGATCTAGCTGAGTTTCTAAAGTGCCAGCATCTGAGTAGTACGGCCTTGCCGCATCAGAATTGTCAATGTCTAAACAAATCAACGAAAAGTCTTTTGCGAACTCGTACCGCCGTTTCGAATGGTCGGTCACAAACGTACAAGGTACAATGTAAGCAACTTGTTTAAGTTTGTTCTGCTCATCACTAGAAAGGCTCAGATACCTTTGCTTGCTGACATTTATTGTAGCAGGAACGTTTAGGACTTCATCGACTAATTGCGCGAAGCTTTTTATAGGTAGGCGTGAAGCAGTAGCGAGAGATTTTCCATCTCCTCCGAAGAATTGTTGCGGCATAGTTGTGTAAGGTTTTACTGTTCTTAAGGTGACTAGGATTCCATTTGTACGCAAAAAATCGCATTCTGTAAACAGCTTTTTTGAGCGTTTAGATTTTTTCTTTTCATTAAGGGCCGGCCTAGAATTGTTGTGGACTTGTGGACTTGTGGCCAAAACGAGGTTTTTAGTTGAGATCCGGTTCAGTAGTTTTTCAGTTTTTCGATACTAAATAAGTTTTAATCTATACTTATTTAGTATTGCATTTGCGGTGAAATTTCGCGAAAACCGCATTTTGTCCCTACTTTTTTTGAGAATGAAAAAGTATGGCCAGCTCTGGAGGGTACCGGTTGTCAACATTGGCCATACTGGCCATAAGTCCAGAACATATTAAGAGGGGGAATGAAGTCAACTAAAACCGCATTTTTATTTTTTCTTATATATATATAAGCTGGAGGAAAAGTATGGACTTATGGTCAAGCAATTTTCATCGACCATAAGTCCACAAGTCCAGAACAATTCTAGGTTAGGAGATGGAAACTAAGAAAAATTGTAGGTTTGTGAGCCGGCCTTAAATGGAATTTTTAGCAAGTGGAATAGTTTGGAAGTTTGGAAGTTTTGGAGCTTGGAATCTATCGATCTGTCTCTTCCATGCGGAAAAATCCGTGTCACGCGCGAGTAAAAACTTTCGCTTTACAAGATGCCTAGCTCGTAATACAATAGAGCAATGTCACATTATGGATCGAAAGAATGGCCTGGACCTGAAGGCGTAAAAACTTTTGCGCAGGAATACGTCATTGACTTTAATCCTGTCGCGGCAGTTTACCGAGCCAACCTTAGACCTGGTAGGAAAACCGCTAAAAAGATCGCCGAAGAACTTCTTAGGCTTTCAGACGTGCAGAAAGAAATACGGAGATTGATGGATGAGTCTGAGAAGTCATCTCTAATCACCAAGAGCCGCGTAGAATCGCTCCTATGGAAAGAAGCGAATGATATTATGGAAAGCGGATCTAGCCGCGTAGGAGCGCTCACACAGCTTTGCAAGGTAAAAGGCTACAACCATGAAAGCGAAAGGGAACTCACCCTAAAAGGCAAGTCCCCTGTAATCAATATCACTCTTACCGGTGAAGAGTCTTAAACTTTAACAAATCCGCTAGTTGATATTAAAAATTAAATTGAGCGCTGGAACTATAAATTCTATTTTTCCGTCTGTTGCGTAAAAAATTATTATCTCTGCCAAGCAGAGAAACAACCAACAGTTCCAAAGGGTTTTGAAAAATGTATTTAGCATGATTTATTAGCAGATTGTTAAAGTTACTTGTCCCCTCGGCCATTAGCGGCCTACAAACATCGATATGAGGTCGTCTCTAACGGAGACGTAAATCATGTTGGCGTCGTCTTGAAACTCATCTTCCCATTCCACACCGAAGCCTATGCCGCAGTTTTCTGTGATAAAATCGTCAATCATACATTGTCCGGTCCAGTCCATGAAAACGTCGATGGTTTTTTCATCGAGAGGGTATTTAACGTCGTGAAATTTACCCACGATTTCGTCATGCTGCTCTTCAGTGATATAAGGTTTTTTCATAATAGTTCTTAGTAGTTATTAGTTGGTGACAATTCTGACTATAGCTACTTTTTGCTAGATGTAAACACTTATTTTAGTAAAAACTTAAAATAATTAAAGGGGCTCACCATTTAGATGAGCCCCTTATCTTAAAAATCACCAATTGAGTAGCTCTTTCGCTTCTCCGGGCAAGTAACCAAGTTGGCATCCTTCTTCGAGGTAGACAACATCGTCTTGTTCTTCGATCTCTTCTTCGTCAAAGCCGCCGTGGTAGTCACCGTTTTCATAAGCAAGTGCTCTACGTTCATCTTTATTCAGAGCGTACACGTCTCTGATGCTATATTCGAACGGCCATGATGGTTGGCTCGCAAAGCGAACCTCCGCGTCTTCACTTACACGCTCTTTGATTTCTTCGAGAGTTTCGATCAGTTGTTGTATTGTCATAGTAGTTATTAGTTTGTTGTTAGTAGTTATAGTTATTCAAAGATTTCGCTTAGAAATTCCTCAACTTCACTAAATACCGGACTTAAATCAAGTGAAGGGTCAAGCTGACCGGTTCTGCTAGTGTTGTTTGCAACGAACTCGGTTGCCATGTCTTTTCCGGTCCACCTCATGAAGCTCTCAATGAGAGATTCATCACTTTTACTATAATTTTTATAATTATATTGAGTAGTCAAAAACACTTTTGCGATTTTCGCGTGCTGCTTGAGTGTAATGTATGGCTTTTTCATAATAGTTCTTAGTAGTTATTAGTTGGTGACAATTATGACTATAGCTACTTTTTGCTAGATGTAAACACTTATTTTAGCAAAAAAGCTAATTAATTTACTTTTTTGAGAGATTATTTTATGTTTATGGCCTGTGATTGATTCTCCACCTTCAAACGAATGCAATTTAAGGCTCCACCGGCAACAGTCTGTCGCTTTTCAGTCTGTCGCCAATGAGATCTTGTATGGTGGCGCAGCCGGTGGTGGAAAAAGCCACTTAATGCGAGCACTTGCGATCTATCTCTGTTGCTTGATTGACGGGCTTCAAGTTTACCTTTTTCGTAGGCTTTCAGACGACCTCGTCAAAAATCACATGACAGGCCCTGGCTCATTTCCGGAGATGTTAGCGAATTGGATGGATCAAGACTTAGTTCAGTACAACGGGAGCAAAAACTATCTCGAATTCAAATGGAACAAGTCAAGAATTTGGTTGTGCCATTGCCAGCATGAAAAAGACAAATTCAAATACCAAGGAGCCGAAATCCACGTCTTATTGATCGATGAGCTTACGCACTTCAACGAAAGCATCTACCGGTATTTAAGAGCTCGGTGTCGGTTAGGCGGCTTGCAAGTACCTGAAGACTGGTCGGCAAGATTGCCGTTAGCTCTTTGTGGATCGAATCCAGGTGGCATCGGCCATACCTGGGTCAGAAAAACCTTTGTGACTTACGCGCCACCTCTTTCTGTAAATAGAACACCTAAAAAAGAAGGTGGTATGTTGAGGCAATATATTCCGGCTAAAGTCAGTGACAATCCAACCCTTCTAAAAAATGACCCTGACTACTTGGACCGCTTAGAAGGATTAGGCGATCCGGCTTTAGTCGCGGCCATGAAAGAAGGCGATTGGAACATTGTTGCGGGCGGCGCCCTGGACGACGTTTGGGATAGCGACATTCTACGTCTACCTAGATTCAAAATTCCTTCTAATTGGAAAATCGACCGGTCGTTTGACTGGGGTTCTTCGAAGCCTTTTTCTGTAGGTTGGTGGGCCGAAGCTAACGGTGAAGAAGTCCGTTTTCCACCTTCCAAAGACTACCCTTCCGGCAAAAGATTTTGTCCACCAAAAGGCACTTTAATCAGAATCGCAGAGTGGTACGGGTCAAAAGGAGGCCCTGGCACTAATGCCGGACTAAAACTAGGGTCTGAAGAAGTGGCCGAAGGGATCGCGAAAAGAGAAAGACAGCTCGTAGAACAAGGTTGGATTAAGTCAAAAGTCGTGCCAGGACCTGCAGATAGCTCTATTTTTTCTAATGACGACAAGTCCGTCGACTGCGTTGCCACTAAAATGGAAAAGAAAAAAGTCAAGTGGCTTAAGTCAGATAAAAGCAAAGGATCACGCAAGAATGGTTTACAATTGCTCCGAGATAGGTTAAAAGCTTCTTTAAGCGGTGAAGGACCAGGCATCTTTTTCTGCGAAAATTGCACAGCATCATTCGACCTTTTACCAGTACTACCAAGAGATGAAAACGACCCTGAAGACGTTGACACCGACGCCGAAGATCACCTTTACGATGAAGTGCGGTACAAATGTCTTTCACTCGTCAAAAACCGCTACAAAGGCCTAAAAGCTAAGCACTCAACATGACATGTCTCACAAAACTATAAATGAAACAAATCCGAATTTAGTAGTTGAAAACCCTGCCCTAAAGAAAGGCGTCGGCTACCGGCTTCCTGAGTTCGAAGAAGTTCTGCCAGATTGGGAGCTAATCGATGATGCAGTTTCTGGCGAACGCACCATAAAAGACAAACGCCAAAAATACTTACCGGCTCCAGTGCCTTTTAGGGTCGACAGCTCAGTCGAGAATGTTGCTCGCTACGATTCGTATTTACAAAGAGCAGTTTTTTACTCTGTAACTAAGCGCACAATCAATGGTCTTCAAGGCCAAGTTTTTCGGACTGACCCGGTTTTAGAAACTCAGTTAAGCGATTTCGGAAAAATAGCGGCCGACATCGACGGATCAGGTGTGACAATTTTCCAACAGTCTCAAAAAGCACTTTTCCACGTTATTGGTAAAGGCCGTGCAGGTTTGTTGGTGGATTTTCCTAAGTCTGAAGGTGAGATAAGCGTGCAAGCTGTCGAGGAGCAAGGAATGCGGCCTGTCGTAGTTTGCTACAACCCTAAGCAAATCATAAATTGGAAGACTAAAGCTGTCGGTTCTGAAAGTCGTCTGAGTCTGGTCGTAATAGAAGAAGACGCTACGGTTGAAAAATCAGAGTTTGAGCATAAAACCGAAAAGAATTGGCGTGTGCTCAGGTTGCGAGACGAAGGAATTTACACTGTTGAGGTCTATAAGTTTGACGAAAAACAAGGGAAATTCGTCGTAGTTGAAGAAGAAAGAGCTCCGACTAAACAGAACGGAGAAACTTTCGACTATATTCCTTTCACTTTCATCGGGTCTAATAACAACGACCCATGGATTGACAACCCTCCTTTGTACGACATAGCTTCGTTGAACATGGCACACTATCGCAATTCTGCTGATTATGAAGAAGCGGTGTTTATTACAGGCCAACCAACTCCATACGTTTCTGGCATTGGCGAAGAATGGGCCAAAGAAATTTTAGGTGACAACATTCAACTCGGTAGCCGCTCCTTGCTAGTTCTTCCAGAAGGTGGCAACGCTGGACTAATCCAGCCTAACCCTTCAAATTGGTCTTTTGATGCTATGCGCCACAAAGAAGAACAAATGGTGAAGCTAGGAGCAAAACTTATTGAGTCTGTGACAGTGCAACGCACGGCCAAAGACGCTACTATGCAAGAAGCATCTGAGACGAGTGTGCTTTCAATGGCTGCCGAAAATGTTTCATCAGCATATACTTCTGCACTAGGTTTTCTTTCGGACTTTTTAGGCCAAGAGTTTGACCCGGAAAGCACATACTTTCTGCTTAATAAAGATTTTGAGATCCACAATTTGACCCCACAGGATCAATCTGCGATTGTTGCAAGCTGGATGGCCGGTGCGATTGACGACGAAGAGATGCGAGAAAAGTTCCGGAAAGGTGGGCTAGCATTTCACGACTTAGAAACGTGGCGAGATGCTAACGATGATGAGCTGATGAACAGAGGGATTGGTTCGAACGAATCTGAAGTAAGTAACGAAGACGTATAATGCCATCAGGAGATTCTTTAAGCGAAATTGCAACGCGGCATCAAGTTTTTCTTGAAAGGCTAAAAACGCAAAAAGCTCGGCAATTTTCTGAATCGATTGACCTATTGGCTGGTGCAATCCAGGAAACGGTAGGGGAGCTCGAGGTCTCAAATTTAGGTGAACTAAACGCGAGGCAGCTAAAGTCGTTTCTTGGTAAACTGCGCAAAAAGCAGGATAAAATTCTGACTAAAAGCGTAGACGACTTTGTCAAATCCTTAAAGGAAATCTCAGAATACGAATCTGGCTTTGAAGTAAGGTCTTTAGATTCAGAACTCAAAGAAGTATATTCGAGAAAAATCAAGCTGCCAAAAGCTGAAGCCGTTTATTTAGGGGCTCTAAAATCCCCGCTAAGTGCAACTGGAGAATTGCTTGAGCCGTTCGTCAAAAAATGGCAAAGGTCAACAATCCTAAAAGTCGAAAATTCAGCTAGGAGAGCCTGGGTAGAAGGCAGAACCACTAGTCAATTTGTTAGAGAAATCAGAGGCACCAAAGCCAATAAATTCAAAGACGGATTAGTCCAGGGTGTAAGCCGTAGGCAAGCAGAAGCTGTAGCAAGAACTTCTGTGCAACACATGGCTTCAGAATCTAGAATGGCTGTATGGAAAGCCAACAAAAGTTTGGGGCAAAAATATCGATACATTGCAACTTTAGACAGCCGAACGACTGCCGTTTGTAGATCACTCGATGGTAAAGTATTTGAACTTGGTAAAGGCCCAAGGCCGCCTGTTCATATCGGATGCCGATCAACCACTATTCTAGAACTTGAAGACGAGTTTCAGTTTCTTAACGAAGACGCAACTAGAGCCTCCAAAGTTGGGCCAGTCAGTTCAAATGAGACATATTATTCATGGCTAAAAAAGCAAAGCGCGTCTTTTCAAAATGACGCAATCGGGAAAACGAGAGCAAAACTTTTACGGGACGGTGGCTTATCAGCGGAAAAATTTTCTGCTTTGCAACTTGACCGGAATTTTCAGCCGATGACGCTGAAAGAAATGAGAGCAGCTGAGCCTTCAATTTTTGAGAAGGCTGGCTTATAAACAACCAACACTAAATGCAACCATGCTAAAAAAAGTAATCGAATCACTAGACCAAGTTGACGAAGCTTTTCGTCTCTTGTATGAAAAGAAGGCGGATGACAAATTTCATCTTAAGATTGAAGACGACGACGCCGGCGCTCTAAAAAGAGCAAAAGAACACGAAAAAGATGCTCGAAAATCTGCGGAAGCGAGAGCTGCGTCGGTCGAAGAAGAGCTGAAAGCTCTTAAGCAAAAGCTGTCCGAGCAGTCTGAAAAAGACGCGCGTGACAAAGGCGACATTGAAGCTATCGAAAAATCGTGGCAAAGTAAATATGATCAGCTTAGAAGTGAGCTAGAGGAAAGCCTAGGCACCTACAAACAAGCGCTTCAGCATCAAACAGTTGGCGCTACTGCACGCACTATGGCTAATGAGTTAGCTGGAGAAAATGCTGAAATTTTACTACCTCACATTGAGAAGCGGTTACGCTCTGAAGTAACAGACGCAGGAGCCAAAACTCGTGTGCTTAACGAGGACGGAACGCCTTCTGCTTTAACCGTAGATGAACTTAAAAAAGAATTTTTTACAAATTCGCGATTTAGAGCTATTATAGTAGCCAGTAAGGCTAATGGTGGCGGTGCGCACGGTAGTCAGAGCGGCGGTGCCGGACAGCAGAAATTTTCACAAGCTTCCCCAGCCGAAAAAGTTGCTTTTAAAAGAAAGCACGGAGACGACGCTTACCGGAAGTGGAGAGATTCTGATTCTAACTAAAATCAATCAAAATTCACATTCACAAAATTAGAATAGCAAATGCCTAAAGTAACATTATCAGATGTCATCGACATCGAAGTCTATCAAGATCTACCAGCGGTCAATTCGCCTGAAACGACTGCTTTTTACCAATCCGGCATTGTAGTAAACTCGCCGCAACTTAATGAGTTTGCCAATGCTCCTAGCGCAACCGGAGAGCTCCCTTTCTGGACTGACATCAACGCCTCTTCCGAGCCCAACTACTCAAACGACTCGGATACTGAAGCAGGCACAGACAAAGTCAGTCAAGCAAGTCAAAAGTATCGAGTCGCTTACATGAATAAAGGATTCGCTGCAAAGGATCTTGTCAGTGAGTTGACAATGGGAGCAGAAGCTCTACAGCACGTTCGCAACCGTATTGACACTTACTGGCAACGCCAATGGCAACGCCGTTTGATTGCCGCTGCTCAGGGTGTACTAGCCGACAACGTCGCTAATGACTCTGGCGACATGGTCTACACAGCTTATTCAGATTTAGCGTCTCCAACAAGCGCCAACAAGTTTAGCCTCGCAAACTTCAACTCTGCAGTTATTGGTTCGCTAGGTGATGCTTTTGAGTCGCTATCAGTTGTAGCTATGCACTCCGCTGTCTACCACACAATGGTCGACAACAATGAAGCTGAGGACGTTCGTAACAGTGACGGCACGCTTCTCTACCGAGCTTACAAAGGCTTGCGTATCGTTATTGACGACGGACTTCCTGTGACTTCCGGGACTAACTCTGACAAATACCTCTGTATCCTCTTTGGTTCAGGAGCTTTTGCCTACGGAGAAGGTTCTCCTCAAGTACCTCTAGAGATTGAGCGAAGTGCTAAGTCCGGCAACGGCGGCGGTGAAGAAGAGTTCTGGACTCGCAAAACTTGGTTGCTGCATCCGGGCGGCTTCCAGCATATTGGCACTCCATCAGGTCAAAGTTTCACGCTAGCCGAGCTTCGCTCAGCAGCAAATTGGGACCGAGTAATTGAGCGCAAAAACATTCCGCTAGCTTTCTTGGAAGTTAACGTCTAAGCATGGTTGTAGAGGAGGTAGAGACCACAAATCTTTACCTCCTCTATTTTCTAACTAATTTCACACGCAAAACTAAAGAACTATGAAAAGGAATGAATTCGGAGCACCTGTAGGACTAATGCTACAACCTGACGAGGCAGCTGCTTTGCAGCAAGCGCGTTTGAAAAAGAAAGCGGGAAACTTTAGCAAAAAACACGCCGCAGAAATTAAAGCATTTTTCCAGTCCCGCTACCCAGATCCAGAAGGTCTTGAGGAAGATTTACTCGGCGAGACTGACAAAAAAGAGCTAAGCCTTGAAGAAATGGAGCAAGCGCTTAAAACTGCAGGAGTGAAAATTTCTCCCAACGCCAAGCCTGCAACAATTAAAAAGAAGTATGAGGAGCTTGCATAGCGATGTCGCTTGTAATTGAAGACGGTTCGGTTGTAGCCGGAGCGCAGTCGTATGCGTCGGTCGAAAATCTTAAAGCCTACGCGTCTCTGAGAAGGCTGACACTTCCTGAGAAAACTGAGGAAATGGAAGCGTTGTTGATAAAAGCCATGGACTACATTGAGTCTTTCAGAGATAAGTTCAGAGGCCACAAGAAAAATGACGACCAGGCTCTTCAGTGGCCTCGCGAGCATGTATACATAGACAACGACTATTTTGACAGTGGAGCCATCCCAGTCGAACTTAAAAATGCACAGTGCCAACTAGCGTTTGACGCTATTGGCGGAGACTTGCAAGCTACAGGTTCGGGCCAACAAATCATACGGCAAAAAGTTGGTCCTATTGAAACTGAGTACAGTGATTCAGGATCTTCAACCGTGCAGCGCCGATTTAATAAAGCAGAAGCTTTTCTAAAGCCGCTTCTCAAAGCAACTTTCAGAACAGTGTCTGTTACTAGGTCATGATTGACTACGCACAGATTCAAAGCGACGCATCTAACGCAATTGCGGAGGCTGGCCTAAAATCCGTCATCGTAGAATGCAAAACAGAGTCCGACCCAGTCCTAAGGTCGGACTCAATCTCTTTTACAGACTCCTCGACCACTTTTATGGTCAGAGTTCCGAAGTCTCAGAGCGTCAGCTCAGCGTTTGAGAATGTGACACTTCCGGACTCGCTCAGGAAGCAAACACTCTATCTGCTAGCGTCTTCAAAAGGCATTACGTTCAAAGTCGAAACAGACCATTTAGTGATTTTCAACGGGAACTACTACGACGTCAAAAGCTTGGCGGAAGTCGTCCCGAGCACGACTTCTCTGATTTTTTACTTTCTTCTAACACCGTCGACAAAAGACGTTTCGACGATAAAAAATTTACAGCTTACCGACCCGGAAGCTTTGAGTGCGGCCATCAAAAATTTGACATAATGCCACAAACTTTCGCAACTGACATAAAAGCATGGGCTGAAAAATCGATGGCTTCGTATGAAAGCGCTTTCAAGCAGATCGCTTTAGCTTTGTTTACGTCGGTCATTAGAGACACACCTGTCGACACCGGAAGGCTTAGAGGCAATTGGGTAATTTCTAGCTATAAACCAAAAAAGAAAACTGTTGAAATCGTTGACCCTACTGGGTCAAAATCAACGGCGAATGTAGAGAAACACATCCGCAATCTTAGAGTGAACAGGAAAGCGGCGTCTGTATTTCTAACAAACAGTCTACCCTACACGGCCCGCATAGAATTCGACAAGCACTCGAAGCAAGCGCCTCAAGGCATGGTGAGAATTAACGCTGTAAGAATTGCCCAAAAACTAAAATCTAAATATGGCTGACTCAGACGTAGAAATCGCATTAGTGTCCGCCGTAAAAGACCTGCTCGATGAAAACTCTGTCGACACGTCTAACGGCTCAGACGGTCTCGTGCAATGGGAAAACACTTTATTCGACCACGAAACGAAAAAAGATTGGTTTAAAGTGACGTTTAGCGGCGGGACTCCAGAACCTTCAACTTTAGGGCAAGGCGGTCGCGACACGATAATCGGGTTTTTACAAGTCGACCTAAATGCAGCAAAAAATTCCGGCTTAAGTTTCTTTGATACCTGGTTCGACAAATTTAGGCAAAGATTTTACGCTGGCAAAGTGTTTACAAGGAACGCGCAACAAGTTAAGATTCTTTCAGTTGGAATGTCCGGTGGGCGTCCTTTCGAAAATTTCTTTACAAAATCTGTAACAATCACTTTTCGATCTGAACTTACAAGAAATATTTAACCTACAAAAAATGACATGGCTGACTCATCTAGACACAATCTATCATACGTACAAGAATCAACTTACGGAGTGACACCTACTTCCAATCCGACGTTTACGGATTTACGACACACCTCGGTAACTTTAGGCTTAACTAAAGGAGCAAAAACTAGCGACGAGCTTAACCCTGACCGGCAAATACGCGACCACCGTCATGGCATCCGCTCAGTTTCGGGCGATATTGGCTTTGAGCTTTCTTACGAATCTTTTGACGATATGCTTGAAGCTATGGCGCAAGGTACTTGGACGACTGACGTTCTCAAAGCAGGAACTACACGCCGCTCCTTCTCAGTACTGCGCCACTTTAGCGATATTGCTGACGGAGCTGCTAAGCCTTATCAACTTTTTACTGGTTGCGAAGTCAATTCGTTCAACTTAACTGTAAATGCTGAAGACCCTGTGACTGGCACGTTTAGCCTTTTAGGCAAAGATCTTTCACCGCTTCAAAATTTAACTGCATTCGGCACGCCAACATTTAGCTCGCCTACGACAACAGAAATGTTTGATGGGTTTACAGGATTCGTTAAGGAAAACGGAGTAACTATTGCGACAGTGACAGAAATCACTCTGTCGTGGGACAACGGCCTAGAGCCTAGGTACAGCGTTTTCAGTGATAGCACGAGTCAGCACGGTAATGGGCGATCCAACCTAACTGGCTCAATTGGTGCTTACTTTGACGACTCTAGCTTGATTGAAAAGTTCTTAGACGAAACTGTATCAAGCCTCGAGTTTGAATTAGAAGACCCGGCCGGAAACAAGTACACGTTTTTGATCCCAAAAATTAAGTACACGGGCGGCCAAGCTGACGCGACAGGGCAAAGCAACATTCAGACGAACTTGCCTTTCCAAGCTATTTTCGATTCTACCGAAGCAACTAATATTAAAATCACACGCACTGATGCCTAACCAAAAAGAAGACATGGAAATGTCCATGGCAGATTTCTTTACTCGTGGCCCTTCTAACGAGGGGTCACGGCTGTACCTTGAAACTCCTGACGGAAAGAAAACCAACCACTGGATTTTAGTCCGAGGAGTGAATAGCGACGCTTTTCGTAAAGCAGAAGCTAAAGCCAACCTTTCTTTAGTTCTGATTCTCCAGAAAGAGAAGCAGGAAAAAGAAGCTTTAGGCAAAAAGTTTAAGCCAGATTACGAAGGTAGAGAAAAGAATCGCTTAGAACTTATCGCATCTCTCGTTGCAGACTGGTCCCTTAAAGAGGAATGCAGCGAAGCCAATGTGATTCAGTTGTTCAAAGAAGCTCCCAATATTAAATCAGCAGTTGACTCACACGCTGGAGAGCCCAAAAATTTTTTCGTGAAGCCGTCAAAGACCTCTTAAAGTTCGCAAGGTCAGAATTTGAATTACAGCAATTTGGAGACGGCTCAACTCAATCAAAGCGAACCCACCTCAACCAAGTTTGGAAAGCTACAGGCAAAAAACCTAAAGAACTACAAGATGCTGCAGAACTGCCACAAGAGCTTTACTACATTTGGTCTTACTATTGCAGACTATTTACCGGATCTGACCTAACTTTTTCAGAAATCAGAAGTTGGATAAAACTCACAAAAACACAAATATCGCCAGATGAAGTACAAGCTTTGATGGACATAGACCGTATCAGGAAAGAAGTAGATCTGAAGAAATAGCATGTTTGATGAACTCGCCAGTCTAACACTTTCCGTCAAGTCGGATTCCGTAAAGAAAGCTTCAGACAGGCTCGACAACCTAGAAAATGAAGCTGTCCGAGCACAAAGAGGAGCCGATAAGCTAGGAAGAGGTTTTTCGACAACCGGTAAAAAACTTGCGGCTTTTTCCGCAGCTGCGGTTGTTGCGTATACTACTGTCCGCGTACTGCGCGAAGCTACAGCTTTCGCAATACAGACAAGCAGAGATTTTGAAGAGACTCTTTCATCGGTTGAGGCCGTAACGCAGTCTAGCGCATCAGAAATGGCCGACATGGCTAGAGCGGCTAGATCTCTTGGTGCTACTACAAGATTCTCGGCTTCGGAAGCTGCAGAGGGAATGAAGTTCCTCGGCATGGCTGGCTTTGAGACGAGTGAAATTATTTCGGCTATGCCAGGTTTGCTTAGCTTGGCGACAGCCGGAGCACTTGAGCTTGGCGAAGCTGCCGACATTGCTTCAAATGTGTTGTCTGGCTTTAACATGAGAGCAGATGAATCTGCACGTGTTGCTGATATTCTAGCAGCAGCCGCAAGCAGTTCTAACACTAGTGTTGTTCAGCTCGGAGAAGGAATGAAGTTCGTGGCTCCTGTCGCAGCTTCATTAGGAATTTCCATAGAAGACACGGCTGCAGCGATGGGAGTTCTTTCCGACGCAGGTCTTCAAAGTACAATGGCTGGCACTGGCCTAAGGAGAGTCATATCTGAGCTAGCTAACGCGTCTCCAGCAGCTACAGCAGCTTTGCAAAATTATGGCATTTCTCTAGACCAAGTTAACCCGCTGACAAACAAGTTGGAAGACATTGTCCAAAAGCTAGCCGATGCAGGTCTTTCTGCTGCCGACGCATTTACAATTTTTGGCGATAGAGGGGCTCCAGCAATTTTAGCTTTAACAAGCCAGACAGCTAAGCTTTCAGATTTAAGCCAAGCTATGAAAGAGTCTGAAGGAAGGGCTCAAGAAATGGCTGACGTAATGGCAGACAACCTTTCCGGAGACCTTAAAATCTTACAGTCGTCAGTTGAAGAGCTTGTCTTGAGTTTAAATGAAAAATTTGGCCTGACTGAGTCCCTCAGGTCAGCTACACAGGCCGCTACTGACTTTGTTCGCGCTTTGTCTTCTGACGATTTACCTTCGTCTGTCTCCGGAATAGTGAGCGAGATAAATAAGCTCGACGAAGCCATAGAAGGTAGTGGGAAGGGTGCAGCTTCTAGACAAAAAGCTAAAGAGAGGAAATCTCTTTTAGAACAACGGCTCGAGCAGATTTTAGGTGAATCTTCTAGGGAAAAAATAGTTGCGGAGCTTCAGCAAGTAGAAGAAGAAATAGCTGCCCTAGAGGAAAAAATCGCGAACCCTAAAACTACGGGAGTGACTAGAGGTCGTAGGAAAATAGAATACGACCTGTCGCCCGAAGAAATAGAAGCCAACACCAGTCTTTTAAGAGAGCAGCTTGAAGAAAGGCAGCGGACTCTGCAAAGTTTTCGAGTTACAGCGGACAGTTTTCTCGAAGCGTCATTAGAAAAAGAAGTAGAGCTCAGCAAAGTGTCTGCCGATAAAAAAGCAGCACTAGAAAAAGCTCAGAAGCAGGCTGAAGAAAGCGCTAGAATTGAAAATTTAGATAGGGTAAGGAAATCTCTTCTTACCGAAGAGGAGTTGATTCAGCAAAGCTATGAGGCTAGAAAGCAGATTGTTTTAGATAACACTGAAGCAAGCTCGCAAGCTCGAAAAGATTTACTTGCCGCTTTAGAAAGCGAATCTACTGCAGAGCTTGAAGCTTTACGTGAATCGGAGCTAGCAAAATTTGACATTGTCGCTGAGTCGTTAATGACTGAGGAGGAAAAGATCAGAGCTTCGTACAAAAATCGTAGAGAACTGATTCTTGCCGACACTAGAACAACAGAGCTTGAAAAGCAAAAGCTTCTTGGCAGACTTGAAAAACAGACTGAGCAACAAAGTAAGCAAGCGCAAATAGCCAGATGGAGCGATTCAGTTGCTGCCTTTGATGACTTTCAGCAAAATCTATTAGTACTAGCTAAAACAGGCAGTAAAGAAATGTCGGCTATTTATAAAGCTGGTGCAATTGCCAACACCACGATCAAAACTTACGAGTCAGCAACTTCAGCTTACGCAGCTTTGGCGGGAATACCTATTGTTGGCCCCGCTTTAGGTATTGCTGCAGCGAGTGCTGCTATTGCGGCAGGATTAGCTAACGTTCAGGCAATAGCCTCAACTAACGCCGGGTCTTTCGCTTATGGTGGAAATATCCCGGCTGGGCAGGTTGGTCTTGTTGGAGAAGCTGGTCCAGAGCTTGTGCAAGGTCCAGCAAGAGTATCATCAAACCTGGACACGCGAAATTCTTTAGGCGGCTCAAACAAGAGTACAGTTATTAATTTCATTGGCATCGACCGCTCAGAAGTTGAAAGCGTAGAAGAGGAAGAAACTAAAGAGCAGCGGATAATTAACATTGCAGTCAACCGTTCGGTGCGAAGAGCTAAAAGTGAACTCTCTCAAGAATTTAGAACCGGATCTGGTCAAGTAGCCAAATCAGTAGAAAATTCTTACAATTTACGAAGGGCAGCAAGGTAAACTATGACAGCTTCAATCAATTTTCCTTCTCGACTCCCAAAGCCTTCGCTTTCTTTTTCAGGTAAGAAGACTAGCGGAGTGACATCTACTCGATTTGCTTCTGGGCTATTTAGACAAAGAAATAATTTTAACGACAAACGGCGAGAAGCTTCTATAACTTTGGAATTAGAAGAATTTGATTTTTCTTATTTTCAAGGCTGGTGGAATGACATACTTTCGAACGGTTCTCTAAATTTTAACATTGACCTTTATTTAGATGGTGGAGGGCTACAATCTTTTGAAGCGACTCCCATAAACGGCGAGTACAGCTTTAAGCACCAAGGCGTGGGCACGTTTGTTGTTAGCTTTAAGGCTTTACTTTTGGATCAAAATTATTTAAGTGGAGAAGTTATTGGGCTGCTCGAAGCTGAAGGTGACACTTTTGAAGATTTACTTACATTGCCAAATAGTTTAGAAACTCATAACAGCAACTTAGAGCCTTTCATTAATACGACTTTACCTCAAGATTACACGTAATGCCAACACTTACAGAACAAGTAAATTCAGCGGTTGCCTCTCTACAAACGGAGCTTACCGAAACTCAAAGTCTTAATGGTAAGCTTGACGAATTTATCAGCGGAGGGCCGACTGACACAGTCACAACTACCGGAGGAACTTTTCCGTGCCTCAATAAAATGGTTGCAGACTTTTTAGCGAAAAACTACGCTGGCGGAGAATACGCCCAAAGCACTTTTTATGCGGGCGGCAAAATGATCTATTATAGCAACGCGTTGTATTTAGCCTCGCAAGATTTTACGTCTTCTTCTACAGGAACTGTAGCAAATTCTTTAGCTGCAGATGTCGCGTCCGGTGATTTAGATTTAGTCGTCGACTTTCAGCCTACAGTAGACGCGGCAGCAGCTTCGGCAGCAGCCGCTCTGACTTCTGAGAATAACGCCGCAACGAGCGAAACAAATGCAGCAGCAAGTGCTGCTTCGGCAGCTGCTTCGGCAGCGTTACTTACTCCAGACGGCGTGACTATTGAAGCCGTAGGCGGCAATCTCAGGGTTAAAGACGGTGGTGTGAGCTTTCCTAAACTAGGTTGCGTGATAGACGACGACACTATGGCGACTGCCAGTAATACCACAGTCCCGACTTCTGAAAGCGTAAAAGCTTATGTAAACAGGAAAATGGTTGTAGGTATAGCTAATACATCTTCTTCCGCCACAGATGGATCGGATGGTGGTTACAGATCAGGAGGCGTGATTCTTAATGACGGCACTTTACGATGCTGGGGAGATGCCGCTCACGGTAACTTAGGCACAGGCAGCGTACATTATGATAGATCTTTTCCTGTGCAACCTGCTTTTCCTTTTGGCGTAACAGGCAACATCGTAAAATGGGAACGCAGCAACCAATCAAATTTAGTGCTTATGGACAATGGACATGTTTATGCTTGGGGCAGAAATACGTCTGGGGAACTCGGGTTAGGACACACGAGTGTAGTAAATGTACCCACCAGAGTAACGAGTTTAAGCAGCTACAATGTAGTAGACATTTGTATGGCTACAGGTTATCATTCCACCCCGCACAGTATGTTTTTAATAGATGACGGGAAATTGCTTACTTGTGGTCATAATGCTCATGGGCAGCTCGGAATAGGTAATACTACAAACCAATCAACTCCACAGCTTTTGTCTAAAACAGACTGGGCGAAAATTTATTCTTCAAATACTAGTGCAGGCAATTCTGCAGGTATTGACACGTCGGGTAACTTATACACTTGGGGATTTAATGGTAAAGGCCAATTGGGGGTTGGTGATACAACTTCTAGGAATGCGCCTCAGTTCATAAATGCTTTTGGCGGAACTAGCGTTTCTCAGTTTTCTTTGGACACATCTGAAAATTTCGGAATAACAAACACCTACGGCTCGGCTGCTGCTTTATTGTCTGATGGATCTATTTATACTTGGGGTTATAATGCTGAAGGCCACCTTGGGTTAGGTAATAATACGCAGCAAACAACACCTCAGCATGTTTCTGCTTTAGGTACAGACAATGAACAAGTTCTTGTTGCTTCTGGGCCTTATGGAGTAATCTACGTGCTAAAAACTAACAACGGAGGTGTTTATTCTGCAGGATACAATAATTACGGCCAGCAAGCCAACGGAAATACTACTGACACAAATACGTTTTCCCTTATGAACGGTTCTATTCGCGCAGGTAGAACTATAACGCAACTTCAAGCAGTAGGCGGTCTTTCTTATTCAGGTCTAGCAATCCTTTGGGATGATGGGCTGGTTAAAGTTTGTGGCTATAACTTACAAGGCAACTTGGGAGTGGGGCACACTACTCATGTAACTACTTTGACTGAAGTGTTGGGTTTTATGAGAGAAAAACCTGTAGAGCTAGGCGTTGCAGGAAGAGATGCTCAAGCAAGCTTATGCGCAAGAACCAAAGAAGGTAATTATTTCCAGACTGGCTATGCAGGAGAATCCCAGAGGCCTTCGGATGATGATGAACCTATTAACACTTTTCAACCTGTGCAATTTTTATAGATATGAGTGACTATAGACAGGAATTGACTTTACCAGGAGTTGTACGCGGAGACCAGTGGAAGGGAATTACATCAATTGGCCCTATCACAATCGCAGGCGGTCAGCCATCCGTTACTCTTGCCCGAGTGCGTATGCAGTTCAGGTTAGGCAACACTGTGCTTACGTTAGATAGTGACAGCGGACAGTCGCCAGATGCACCCATATCAATCGACAATTCTGCGACTTGGGTTATTTCAGTCCCAGCGATTGCGAACGGTTTTTCTGAGGTAGGGAAATGGCTGTACGATATTGAATTTTATGGGACTGGAGAAGGCCCTACGACGTACATTAAAGGCAGCATTTATGTTTATGACGATGTAACGAAATGAGCGCAGAAGTGACAGATATTGAAGTCAGTGTGCCGGTAACGGTTGCGGCTATAAATTTAGATGCAGCTATAGCAACTTCAGGCTCTCAGACTGTATCTATACCGGTCACGATTGACGGCGAAACGACAACGCTCAGGGCAGCCATGCTCGCAGCGACAGAGATTGCGGCACCGGTCACAATATCAGAAACACTCGCAACGGCGACGGTCACAATACAAAGCGCGGCATCGGTTACAATTGACGCAGACGTTGGCCAGACTACATGGGTCGAGACATTCGAGACAATATCCAAAAATCTCAAAAAATATCCGGCAACTTTTACTTATGACGGCGACAAGCTGCAAACGGTAGCTTATTCAACGCCGGGCGGCACGATCACAAAAACGCTTGCATACAACGGCATTTATTTGGCGTCAGTTACTTTGTCCGGGGCAATTCCTGATTACGTGGCAACCGTCAAAACTTTTAGCTACTCAGCACAGAACAGACTAATCTCAATCAATTATTCGTAATGGCAATTATTATCGACCCGGACGACCTCAACCAGGGAACAGAGGTCACACTTAACACAACCGCAAAAACGTTCGCACTAAATGTTGCTGGCAACTTGCCAGACGATGGCGCAACCGGGCAGGCGTTTTATTCTTTTCTCAAGGAAGAGTGGAAGGACGATGCGTCGTTAATTAGATACCCGTTTCCGATGGTCTCAATCACGCCAGAACAATTTGAGTTTGTCAATGGGTGGACGCCAGCAAACGACACAACCCGCAATTTATTGCGGAATTGTGGATGGCGTGAAATTGATACAAATGGCGTATTAAAGCGCGAATACATGGGAGTTGTTACTTTGGGCAATATTGACGCCACAAGCACCGCTTACTACGCATTTAGCAGCGATTCAGCCAAGACCGATTTTGATTTTACCGGGCCAGTCAACCAAGCAATCCAAACTTTTGGAGACGCTAGCAACGGCAATTTTGACAAGCGGAGCAACACGCTAACAGTTTACATCAGGTCGCAGGGCAAAACATACGCAAGCGCCACATCGACCAGCATTGGATTGACGGCACTAAACTACATTGCAAACCGCTTTCCACTGGCCGAAGGGGTAGACAGTAAGATCAGCGCGTCTGACTCCACAATCGCAACAACAGCGCCTTACACTGGCATGAGCATCACTTACGGCGCAACGACTCACACAATCGGCGGCACCAGTTACAATTTCAACATTGTAGTAGACGGGAACAGCGGCACCACTCAACAGATTTACGAGTTTGTGCAGTACAGTTTGCGGCAATCAAGCGACATTGACGCGGGCGCAGGAACGCAGGTCGGACAACTTGCAAATGATTTGCTCA